TAAAGAGTATTTGATGGAGACTCTCAAAGAGAAAGCTACCGCTAATACTATACAAAAACCTGTAGATTCATTCGCCACGCAACCTACATTTGATGCTATCGGATCCAGACCTTTCAAAGAGTTAAAAAAGATTAGTCAATTACAGCATTCGCATAAAGCTAAGAGATATATACTTAGTAGGTTAATTCCGAGCAACCTTCACTACAAGATTTTCTATGTAGAGAATGGATATAATTGGGCGAAGAAATGGCTACCTGAGAAGTTTCCTGGTGACGAATTCACTGGAAAAGATCCCAGGATAGTATTTCCTTTGAAAGACAGTAAAGGTAGAACATTTGGTGCTGTTGCCAGATCGATTGATCCAAACAGTAAACAACGATACCTTAAACTTAACTGGAATGATGATAGCACTGGTTTCATCTATGGTCTTGATGACATAGACCAGACGAAACGAGTCTATGTGCTTGAGGGTCAGATTGACTCATTGTTCATTCCAAATAGTGTGGCAGTAGGTTCGCTACATTACAAGCTCATACAGAAACATATCCATGCTGAAGAAGTTGTTATTGTGCTAGACAATGAACCTAGGAATAAAACTACTAAAGAAAGTGTTGACTCTGCTATCAAACAAGGGTATAATGTTTGTATTTGGCCTTCGAGTGTACAGCAGAAAGATATCAACGATATGGTGATAGCAGGACTTGATCCAGCTGACATTAAGATGATAATAGATAACAATACATTCAATGGCTTGAAGGCTAAACTGGCCTTCAGTGTCTGGTCAAAATAGGAGAAATAAATGTACGAGTATAGAATAAAAGTAGTCAGGGTAATCGATGGCGATACCGTTGACGTAGATATAGATTTAGGATTTGGTGTATGGATGCACAAAGAAAGAGTGAGATTGTACGGAATTGATACTCCTGAGAGTAGAACCAGAGATAAGGTAGAAAAGGTATTTGGTAAAGCAGCCAAAGCATATCTACAAGAATCATTAAAGAAAGGCACTCCCATCCTTAGAACTCACAAAGATAAGACCGGAAAGTTTGGTCGGATCCTTGGTGAGCTTCTCTATATTGATAATGAAGGTCATCCTCAGTTTGAAGTTAAGGTTAACATCAATCAGGATATGATCGAAAAGCACCACGCTGTAGCATATCATGGTCAGTCTAAAGACGAGATCGCACAACAGCATTTGAGAAACAGAGAATTACTAAGGGAAAATGGCAGTGTCAGAGATTAATGTAATAAAAAGAGACGGGAGCAAACTCCCACTAGATTTAGAGAAACTCCACCAAGTTATATTTTATGCATGTGAAGGTATCACAGGAGTTTCTGCATCCCAGGTAGAGTTGAATAGTAATATTTCATTCTATGATGGGATTACCACAGAGGAAATCCAAGAGACAATGATCAAAGCAGCAGCTGATCTTATCTCAGAAGAAACACCTAACTATCAATTTGTAGCTGGTAGACTTATCAGCTATCACTTACGTAAGCAAGCATACGGACAGTTCGAAGTACCAAAGCTATATGACATTGTTAAGCACAATATAGATGCTAAGATGTATGAACCTCTACTATTAGAATGGTTCAGTGAAGAAGAGTTCGATCAGTTCGATAAGTGGATGGATCATGAAAGAGATTCTACATTCACATATGCAGCCATGGAACAATTCCGTGGTAAGTATCTCGTACAAGATAGATTCACTAAGAAGATATTTGAGACACCACAAGTAGCAATGATGCTTATTGGTGCTACATTATTCCATGACTATCCAGCTGAAACCAGAATGAAATGGATCAAGGAATTCTATGAGTGTGTAAGTAAGTTTGAGATATCATTACCTACTCCAGTTATGGCTGGTGTAAGAACATCTGTAAGACAGTTTAGTTCATGTGTATTGATTGAATCAGGAGACTCATTAGATAGTATCAATGCAACATCAGGAGCTATAGTTAAATATGTATCAAAAAGAGCGGGTATCGGTATCGGAGCCGGATCTATTCGAGCACTGGGATCAAGTATTAATGGCGGTCACGCAACTCATACAGGCGTTATACCGTTTTATAAGTTATTCCAGTCGGCAGTTAGGTCTTGTAGTCAGGGAGGTGTTCGAGGAGGTGCCGCAACTCTGTACTATCCTATATTCCACCTTGAAGTCGAAGAGCTATTGGTTCTCAAGAACAACAAAGGCGTTGAAGACAATCGTATCAGGCATCTTGACTACGGTGTACAATTCAATAAAGTCTTTTACGAGAGGTTATTAGAAGGTGGAGATATCACGCTATTCAGTCCATCCGACGTACCGGAGCTTATGGAAACATTCTACACCGACGTTGATGAGTTCAGGAGACTCTACGAGATCGCCGAAAGAAAGACATCAATCAGGAAAAAGAAAGTCTCAGCAATCGAACTCTTCTCATCATTCATGCAAGAAAGAAAAGATACTGGACGTATATATTTGATGAATGTGGATCATGCTAACGATCATGGATCCTTCATCGCAGACATGGCTCCTATCAAACAATCTAACTTATGTTGTGAGATAGACTTGCCAACTAAACCACTAAACAATATTGATGATCCAAGTGGTGAGATATCATTATGTACTCTTGCAGCTATCAACTGGGGAGCTATCAAG